CTTGTAAAGGAAGAAAAAGTTTTATTCATGGCACTTGAGGGACAGGATGCCAAAGAAATAGAAAATGCAATTCTCAATGTATTGGAGGCTTGTATTATCACACCCGGTATCAATCTACAAAAGTTGCCATCATATGATATTGAATATCTATTTCTACAACTGAGAGGTAAGTCAGTTGGTGAAGAGATTACAATGCTAATGAGACATATGGATAATACCGACTGTAAACATGTTACTGAAGTTAAATTCAATGTAGATGAAATTAATGTAAAATTTAACGAGAATCATATTGATAAAATTGAGATTGGTAATGGGATTGGAATTAAATTTAAGGATCCATCTCTTTCGGAATTGGTAAATGGCACAATTAATATTACCGATGATGAATATGATATGGTAACTGGTGTCGTAGCAAATTGTATTGAAATGATTTGGGATGCCGATAATGTATATGATGATTTTACTATTGATGAAGCAAAAGAATTTTTGGGTGAAATGACTCAGGAACAATTTGTAAAGCTACAAACTTTTTTTGATACCATGCCAAAGTTGAGTAAAAATATCGAATGGAATTGTACGGCATGTGGTAAAAGTGATAGTATTGTTGTAGAGGGGCTACAGAATTTTTTTACATAGCACTCAGCCATGATTCATTGGCCAATATGTATAATACTAATTTTGCTTTAATGCAGCATCATAAGTATTCATTGGCTGAGTTAGAAAATATGATACCATTTGAACGTGAACTCTATACACAGCTATTATTACACCATTTAGAAGAAGAAAAACGAAGGTTAGAACAAAATGGCTGAACTCCAAGACCTATTGGAACGGATGAAACAAGAGGGAGATCTTATTCGCAATTCGGGTAAGAATTCTCTAAAGCAGACAAATCGTATTCTCGGTGAAATGAATACGGAGCTTGTAGCAATTGGCAAGAGTCTTGGCGCCATTCGTACGGTCGGTGGTCTAGGTGGTGGGGTAGTACAAGTAGTCGGTCAAGGTGGGGGTAATGCACCAGCGGCAGCTGCAGTAACACCAGCAGTCCCACAACGTTCAGAAGATCCAGAGCTTGGTCTTGGTGGATTACTTAAAGCAGCAATTCGTAATCAAACATTAGGTCGAGTTGAAAGAGGAGCAGAAGCTGCAAAGGAAGCGGCTTTAAAAAAATTCCAGGAAAGTTTCCTTGGCCAAGGTATTGCTAGAGGCCGAGAGGCAATCGCCGAAAGAAAAGAAAGTTTTGCTGAAAGTCTACGTGGTTTGGCTGGTATCCAAACCAATGCCGAAAAAAGAGAAATTGAAGAAAAACAGCTTGCAGAACAAAAAGCCACTCGAGACGAAATAGAAAAGCTTGTAGAAGTTCAGACTGCATTCCTTGGTCTTTCACAAGATGAAGCAGAAAAACTAAGAAATGCAGAACTACGTAAAAGAGATCTCGAAGCCGGAGGTGCAACTCCTACTGCTGCTATGATGGGTGGTGCTAGTGGCGGTGCCGCTGCTGGCGGTGGTGGCACTGGTGGCACTGGTGGCGCTGGTGGAGGGGTCGGTAGTAAAATAGGTGGATTCATCGGTGGACTGGGCGGTGGTATATTAGGTGGCTTTGTAAAAGCAATTGCTGCAGTTGCACCAGCTGCACCTAAATTTGCGATCGCAGCTCCACTTATTGGTGTTGGATTAGCAGGATTTATCTTAGCAATTGGAGCAGCAATTGCCGGTGCTGCATGGCTAGCAGGTAAAGCTTTACCAACACTTGGCGAAGGTTTAGATTCACTTGCAGATCCTGTAAAGAAATTTGAAGACATCGACGGAGATAAACTAGCGGCCGCTTCCGATGGTATGGCTGATATGTTAGGCGGCTTAGCATCCATTGGAATTGGCGGTTTAATTTCTGGACTTGCTGATACATCACAGCTTGGTGAACTTGCAGATGTAATGAAAAAGTTTAATGATGTAGATGGTGAAAGATTGAAACCAATTGGCCCGGCCATGCAATCCATTGGTGGTGGATTGGCAGCATTAGGTGGTGGTGGAGTTATTCAAGGGATTGCTGGATTATTCGGTGGCGATAGTCCTATACAGCAGTTTGAAACTCTCGCAATTGCTTTGAAGAAGTTTGATGGTATTAATGCCGATAATTTGGTTAAGGTTGGACCTGCGGTAAAGGGACTTGGTGAAGGTCTTTCCGCAATGGGTTCTGGCGGACTCAAGGATGCGGTCGGCGGTATAGTCGGAGCATTTGGTAGTCTATTTGGAGCAGAAAAAGAAGATCCAATTGAAAATATTAAAAAGTTTGCTACACTCGGCGAAGGTGAAACTGGTACTAGTCTGATAAAGGCAGGTAATAGTTTGGGAGCCTTAGGTAGGGGAATAAGCGAATTAAATAAGTTAGATACCGGTGGTATTTCTAAATTGGCTGAGGATGTTATACCACCACTCACTAAATTGGGCAATGCCTTTAATAGCGAAGTGTTTATGTTTGGTGATGATAATCCAATTGCTTCGACTATTAAAGCTTTTCAAGGATTAAAAGAACTCGAAAATATTAAAGGTAAAGAAACAAAGACCAAACTAATATCTATCGGTGAAGGTCTTGAAGATTTTGCAAAAACACTAGATGATGGTGAAATTGAAACTCTAGCACAATATGTGAGAGAAGTTGCAGGTCCAATTCTTGCTCTCACTGGTAGAGGTGGCGACGGTGGTGGTAGTGGTGGTAGTGGTGGTAGTGGTGCTCCTAGAAATTATGAAGCCGAATTAGAGGATGCACGAAGAACATTCGAAGCTACCGGTGATAGGTCAGCAATTGAAAATGTCCAAAAAGATAAGAGGGCAGGTGTATTTGAACGGAAAACGGCAAGGATTGAAGCTAAAAAACGGCGGATGCGGGCAGATCCTAACACTCGTATAGTGCGGGACGGCCAGGTTGTACAGGAAGGTAATCTTGGATTAGCAAATGAAACTAATAATCGTCTTAAAGATATTACTACGAAAAATTATTTACAAGGACAACAAATAAATGCAGGATCAAATGATGTTGCATCAGCTCAAAGACGTGAGGGTGCACCAACCGTAGTTGCACCAACAAATAATAATCAATCAACAACGGTCAATAATGTAAATAATTCTAGCAGCGGTGGGGGCGGTGGTATATCTGCCCGACGACCACGGCAGATTCGTGGCGGCATGTACGACGCTGTTCTATAAGCTGTTCTATAAGTGCTAAAAAAAAGGGAGGCCCTATGGACCTCCCCCTAAAAAGCATTGCACTTTTTAATTAATCATCTTCGGCCATTTGCTTAAAGAAGTCTAGGCTGTCATCAGATGACTCTTCGCTCCAAGGCGTCTCAGTTTCTTCAGCCTTCGGGGCGGCAGTCTGACGAGGTTCATTAAATACATCCTCGTTGACTTCCTCAGCGGTAGATGATACCGCGGTAGCACCAAGTACTCGATTGAGCTTTGCCTGAAGTTCTGCAAATGACTTGAAGTTCTTCCGGTCGAGAAATTCCTGTAGGGAATACTGTGTACCCCAGATCTTCTCTAGCTCATCATCTTCGTCAAGAAGAGCAGACGCCGAGTCAAACTCGGACTTGTCATAGTTGCGGTAGCCCTCAACATTCCGAATCTTCATCTTGAAGTTTGCACCTTCCCAGAAATCAAATGGATTGATTGCTGCCTCATCCTCAAACTCTGGATTCATGAGATCATTAATCTTGTCAAAGATCTTCTTGCCGAACTTGTAGAGGAATACCTTACCCTCGTTCTGAGGATTTGATGGATCCTTTACAACATAGATGTTTGAAATGTAGTTCAGACGACGCTTCTGCTTACGTGCCTGTTCCTTGCCAGCCTCGTCACCACGGTTCCAGAGCATCGAGTTGTACTCACCAACCGGATCCTTTTCATTAAGAGTTGTCAGTGAGTTCTCAATGTACCAGCCGCCTGGTCCCTGGAAACCATGAGAGAACAGGCGAACCCAAGGAAGGTCCTCACCCTTAGGTGCCGGGAGGAAACGGATAACGGCATAACCATTACCAGCCTTGTCTACCTCAGGCTGCCAGAACCGAGTATCGGCTCCACCCTGATTTCCACCAGACTGCATCTTATTGGTTTCTGTTACGATCTTGTCGTAAAGTGACTTGCGTGAGCGCTTAAGATCTGCGAAAGAAGTATTCATTGTATGTCTCCGTATAAGTTTGTATATTGCTTGTCCACATAACCATCATATAGTAGTTTATTATACCATAGCTGGGAGGAAAAGTAAATAGATTTCTTACCAAAGTTTATCCTGTTGCACAGTTAATTCATTATAAGTTAAAATACCAAGTTCTGATTTCTCCCTCTTTAAATAGCTGATGTCGATTTCTAGTTCTTTAACTCTTTCTCTGAGGTGGCGTAATTCGCCTTCGTATTTTTCTAATTCAAGATTCATGGATTATCTCCTTAATCATCTTACGATAGTGAAACAAATCGTAATTGAGAAATTTACGGTACTTAGAAATCAGTCTTTTCTTTTCCTCCCAAACTATATCGTCTAGTTTAGCATCCCAGTATCGAGTAAACCTCAATATATCATCCATGATAATAACAGTCTCAATACTGACCTTCTTTTGAAGCCAGAGCTTCAATAGCAAAGGATGATTGCCATCCTCTACCAATAATAATTTATTAAAGTCAAGATCCCTATCCCGACAGTAATCAAACAAAAAATGTAGCTCGTTACGAACACTATAGCCAAGAGATTCCATGCGCTTTTTAAATTGAACATAGTTATCCTCACTTTCCTGTGAAATAAGATTACCAATCCAGTTATCACTTACGATAAAATTACTCACAAAGAAATTTACTAATTCATCCTTGGTATACTTCTTTGAAAGCTTTCGAAAAAAGAACTTATCTCTTCTTTTTAAAAAAGAATCCACATTGGCACGAACCTTACCATTGTATTTAAAGTAATCATAATCACTGGTAAAGTGTTGCTTGAGTGCTAGATAAGTTTTATAGGCATCAAAGCCTTCGGCTACATCATACATTATTTCGCCGCCAAAAATAATCCTATATTTGAAAAGGCATACCCAGCAAATGCTATACCCATAGCCGAGTTACCACGTATTGTCTGTTCGAATGCAACATATGCATATACCAGACCAACAACTGCAATAAGCCATCCACTCATATTATCAAACCGGTAGTTTGTTAATCTTTTCCTTCATCATATTCAGATCGCTTGCTTCAGAAGCAATGGATTGTTTAATTTTTGAATTGAGTAGTTTTGCTGCAACCTCAATTTCCATATCGTTCCGTTCGCAATAATGGACAACTGCATCCATGTATGGAATTTTAAGATCACAAGCCAGTTCTTCAATAATCATAGAAAACGAACTTGTATTAAGCATTTATTTTTCCCATTTATAGAATATATGATCTTCGATTTTTGTAGTACGTGTTTTGGTTTTTGCCCATGATGGTGACACGTAGTAAGCATGGTAATGTGTCGCACCAGTTGTAATGTCAACCATATCTTGATTCAACAACATACGGGCTAGACGATAAATGGTACGATACTTATCCTCGTTATGAATCTTATCCGATTTACCATCACAGTACCAGGAAAACTGGCAGCGATTACGGATGGGTATCATTTCACCAGAACCAGACCATGATGCTCTATGTGGGCCTTCCATCACCACATCGCAGACTGTATCTGGGAAACGAGAATCTTTAACTCGGTTGAGTGTGACCTGGCCGACTGCAATCTGACCAGCAATGGATTGACTCCTTGCCTCGTGATAAATGTTCAGAGCGAGACAGGAGACTTCCTGATTTGATGCGCTTGCTGTGCCGCTACCGCCAACCAACAATGCGCCTAAGAGTAATTTTACGAGTGCTTGTTCCATTTTTTAATTCTACGCCATTTAGTATTAAAAGTCAATGGAAAAAAATGGGGAGCTAACCATGGCTCCCCACGTGTCTATTAAGCGACAAACCTGACTGTTAAAACTGAATACGTGTTTTAACACCAACGATCTTAGAGACTTCCTCGAAGTCCTTATTGACATTGTATTCACCGTAAGGTGATACGGTCAAACGATCCATAACGTTAATATCATACTGAGCGCCGAAGGCAACATTATTGATGTCGCTGGCGTCCCAATCCATGGTTGGCTTGGCCGATAAAGAGAAACCGGAAATACCAGCTTCAATGCCGAACTCGGTCTGTGCCTTTTCAGTATCAATATTATATTCAGTGTCAGTTACAAATGCCAAATCAATCTTATCCATCATAGAAGGTGCTGGGGTTAGTTTTACAGGGTCTCCTGCATATGCTGCGGTTGATAACCCTAGCACAGCTGCGAGGGTAACGATTGTCTTTGTCATTTTATTATTCCTTGGTTATTAAAAAAATGGGGAGCTTACCGTGGCTCCCCGCGGATGTATTACGGCATCACCCGTGTCGCGTCCGAAGTCGATATACGACAATGCGGCCATACGGCCGTTCCTAGTATCAGTCCTTTTTATTTATAAATGACTGAAGCTTTTCGGCCTGAGCAATAATCTCCTCAGGTGTGAACATTTTAGGAACGTACTTTTCAACGTCCTTATAGATTTCCTGATTGCTCTCCATAGCCTTGGTCATTGCTTCCCATGCCATGGT